TAAACAACGCAAACGTTTGGGTACCCAACGCAACAAGCATCGATGGAGCACAAACTTCTGTTAACCTGTTTACACAAAATGCCACAACACTAAACGTTGGCGCTGCAACTGGTACACTATCACTTAATAATGCAAACGTAGCACTTCCAAATGCTACAACAATTTACACAGGACAAACAAGTTTAAACTTTGCTAACACTAACGTAACAAGTGCTAACTTATTAAGCTCAGCATCAAGTATTAGTATTGGTGCCGCCAGCGGCACAATGTTTATTCGTTCACAGGTGGTAAACGGCTCTTCAACATCAGTCGCGCTATGGAATAGTATATCAACTGGTGTTCAGTTTGCTGGTGCCGCAACTGCATTAACGATTGGTGCTGTTACTGGTGTAGCAAATATTCGCAATGCAAATATTTACTTCCCTAATGCAACTACTATCTATAGTGGACAAACAACATTGTCTGTTGCAAATGAAGTACCAACTACAGTAAATGCGTTTGGTGCGGCAACTGCTCTTAATTTAGGCGCCGCAACAGGTATATTAACTGCTAAAAATGCCAACGTTTGGCTTCCGAATGCAACTACGATCGATGGCGCACAAACTACTGTATCATTATTAACACAAAATGCCACAACAGTAAGTGCATTTACATCTGCCACAACATTAGGTATTGGTTCTACAAGTGGTACATTGACTGTTAATAATCCAACAGTAATAGGTTCACAAACAACACAAAACTTATACAATACTGTAGCAACCACAATGAACTTTGCTGGTGCTGCAACTTCGTTGGTAATAGGTGCTACTACTGGTACAGCAGATATTCGAAATGCAAACTTGTACTTGCCAAACGCAACTACAATTTACTCAGGTCAAACTACCCTAGACATTGCCAACGTTAATGTTACAACATTGGGTATTGGTGGTGCAACTACAGTACTAAATGCTGGCGGTACAAGCGGTGTAGTTAACCTATTAAACAGTGCTAACGTTAAAGGTACAACAGACAGCACATCATCTACAACTGGTGCATTGGTTGTTATGGGTGGTGCAGGCGTTGCTAAAACATTGAATGTTGGCGGAAATGCAACAGTTAATGCAACTACCGCAGCAACTAACTATGCGACTGGCGCATTAACTGTAGCGGGTGGTGTTGGTGTCAATGGTAATGTTCAAATATCTAACAATGGCTCATTGACAATTGGCATTGAGCAAGGCGGTAATGTTTACTTAGAACGTAGAGTTAACGTAATTGCTAACGTTGACACTGCGGCATCGATGTACATACGTAACTTGGCAAATACGGGAAATGCGATTTCATCTTTTGTAAGCGTATCAGATAACGGAAATCCAAATCAATACTTCTTGGCCATGGGTATCGCTGGTTCTGGTTACACTAACCCTAATACGCCAATGATCCATGCTAATGATGCATTCCTATTCACTGTTGGTGCAAGCGGATATCAAGGCGGCAATTTAGCAATTGCAACACATACTGCTAATAAAATCATTAGTTTCAATGTTGGTGGTCCAAACCCAGTTGACCAAATTGCTTATCTATCACAGTCTAATCTATCGATTCTTAAAACAACTATTGCTACCAGCACAACCACTGGTGCTCTAGTAGTAGCAGGTAGTGCGGGACTTGGTGGTAATATTTGGGTAGCCAACGGTGCGGTTATCAATAGTAGCCAAACAAGCGACAATTTCACAGTCAAAGGTGTAAATGCATCTAGCTTAATTGTAGCTAACAGTAATTATGGTGCTGTGGTAATCGGCGGAAGTAATGCTGCTCCGCAACTTGGATCAACATTAAAAATTAACAGCACAGATTCGTTAATGATTCCGGTTGGTCCTACATCAAGTCGTCCAAGTAATAGTGGTAATATTGACGTACAAGGTATGATACGTTTCAATACTACACTAACTGCACTAGAGTTCTTTGATGGTAGTGCATGGGTTCCGGCAGGTAGCAATACTACGTTCACAGTGGTTACTGATGAACAATATAACGGTGACGGATCGAATGTTGCATACACATTAGGCGCCGCATCTACAACCAATGGTACTATTGTAGCAATTAACGGTATTATGCAATTACCAAGTATTGCCTACAGTGTTTCCGGTACTACCTTAACATTTACCGAAGCACCTGCCCCAGGCGACTTAATTGATGTTAGACGTTTAACTACAACTACAACAGTTACTTCGGTTGGTAGTCCAAATGGATACGATGTATTCATCTGTGACAATACAGCAGGCTCGGCAATTTACAGCGGTAGTTCATCAGGAACTAAAGCATTACGTGTGGCAGCCAAACCAGATGGTACATGGGCATACCAAAACGGTACTAAAACAACCTACGACCAGACAGCGGTTAGTGTTACTACAACTGGTGTGATCGACAGCTTTGCTGCATCATCATACACCAGTGCTAAGTATGTTGTTCAAACTAAAAATGGATCAACAGTTGAAACGATGGAAGCCCTATTAGTCAACGATGGTTCAAATGCCTATGTAACTACCTACGGTGTTATCAGTACTGGAGCAACAATGGGTACGTTAAGTGCTAATATTGTTAGCGGTAATGTACAATTATACTATAATACATCGTTATCTAATAGTAACATTAAAGTTTATTCAACTTATATTGCCTAAGGACAAAAATGTTAAAACTCAATAAATTTTATAGAAGATATTATCAAGGCGAAAACATTGTAGTTGAACGTAACTATAGCAGCGGGATTTGGCAAGATACGACAGAGATGGTGCCAAACGCTGTTATTAACAGTCAAATTTCTGAACAGGCTGTGGTAATTGGCAATGGTCCTAGCCGTCTTGATTTTGATTTAAATTTAATTAAAAATCATAAGGGCGGCCTGTTAGCATCTAAAGCACTTCAAAGTTACGGATGTAATGCTTTATATAGAGATTTTACTCCAAACTTTTTAGTAGCGGTAGGTAATGAGATTATTAAAGAAATAGCAAATAGTAACTATACTACTGATAATATTGTCTATACCGATGCATTACACCTATTAGAGTATCCTAACAAGTTTTATTTGATACCACACAATCCTTATACAGATGCTGGCACAGCCGCAGCTTATATTGCAGCGTTTGACGGGCATAAGAAGGTATTTTTGCTAGGATTCGATGGACAAGATAATTCAAATTATAACTATAATGTATACGCTGGAACAAATGCTTATCAACCACTAACTGCTCAAGTATCTGATAATAAGTGGGTAGCTGATCGAACAATCTTATTCAACACATATACAGAAACTGAATTTATTCGAGTAACAATTAAGAATACAGAACCAATTCCGGAACCTTGGAAATATTGTTCAAATTTTAGAGCAATTAATCTAAATCAATTTGCTTTAGAAGCAGACTTATAAAACTGCTTCTAAAGTTTTAATCTTATCTACAACTGATTTAAAATTAACAGTACGCCATACCCCAGGATGCAGTGGCTTTGGGTGATCTTTTAATGCTACCCAACAATACCCGCGATGTTCAAAATTTAATTTAGGAATAAATTCATCTGCTATTGGTATTAGGAAAGTGTGATAACTAAATTTGTTATTGTCGCTGGTGAATTTTTCGATAGGAATAACCTTAGTGCTCGAAAAATCAACCCCCAATTCTTCATTGAGTTCTCTATTTAAAGATTGAAGTAGTTGTTCGCCTGGTTCAATTTTACCACCAGCTAATCCCCACGTCCCAGAATATTTGCTAGAATTGCGTAGTAGGAAAAGGTATCTTTGTGTAGCAACGCTATAAATGAACGTACCAACGCCTTCTATAGCACTAGAGTCCATAGACCGCTTTTGTACTCGCCTTCCCAGCTCTTGACCCACTGATTGAGATTCCATTTATATTGTGTTCCAGTATTGAGGTTACTTACATATTGTACACTAGATTGATTCTGGCTGTCAAATACAACAGTCCAATGCACACCATTATACTCGATGATGTCATTGGCATGTGCTACTAGGTCTTGATTATCTGTACCGCGCCATGCACTCGGACCGTATCCTGCGGTATTATTAGTACTACCGATATTGTTTAATATTAGGTAACGTGTACCATTAACTGCTGCTTGAGCCAATGCCACTGCGGTATCTTTTGTGGGATCAATGATAGCATCAATAGGATCTAATGTGTTTGCTGGGTATGTATCAGCATCTGCATTAAAAATTAATAAACTATCATCGGTTGGGTGATAGCTTACAGTTCCTACTACTTCAGTTATGCCATCTTCTTGTAATAGTCTAATCTGGCTAACTCCATTATCTAGGTGTCCGTAAAGGTTAATTAAGTTAGCCCATACATCTCTAGTACCAACTTTAGTTGGCGTTGATAGAGTAGGTTCACGTGGATCTTCAATTTCGCTGACTTTTAATAGGGTTAATGTATTGCCGATTAGTAATACACCATATTCTAATGGTGTAAAGTATTGTCGTGCGCCTAATAGATTAGTATCATTATAAACATCATCATCTAGATTGCCGTCAGAATCATGTATGCTGGCAATAATTTTTTGAATAACGCCAAGTTTTTTAACCTTAGCAGGCAAACTAATCCAAACTGGTAATTTAAATGTTAGAGTAGCAACATCAATAGGATTTTCAGTACCGATGGGTACAGTACGTGAACTCCAATTCGGACTTTCTAAATAAACAACGCTTAAGCTGGTCCAATCAATATAATTATCTGTACTTTGAATTTCTAGCGCAGGATTAAACAATGGAATCAATTGTTCTAGTAATTGTAACTTCTGTTTAGCGTTGCTGGTCCAGATATCTACTTTAAGTTCTAAGGTGTAGGGAACAGGCATTGCACGTTCGATAGTAAAAGCATTACCTTGAGTAGCTTCGTATTCTTGCGTAAGGTCATTGTATGTGCGTTGACGAATATTTACTTTATCAACAAAATATGGTTCTTGTACACGATCCCTATCATACGATATAGCATTAATATATACAGTCATAGCAGGTACAGTAGGCATTGAACTACCGCCACTATTGTTCTGCATAATGGCTGCTACTTGTCTGCTGCCGTCACCATAATAAACAGGTACACGTTGCAATGCTCGATTACCAGCGCGGTCTTGTCCAAACTCTACTTGGAATCCGCTGAGCATGCGTATAAATTGAGCTAAAAATCTCTCAATTTGTCCGTCATAGAAAAATTGTTGCGAAGCTGTCATTAATTATCCGCCGTTGGTCGTAAAATTTGTGATAAACCCTGACGTTCATTCATCACTTTGGTGTAGATAGCATATTCTAATAGATCATTAACATTTAATGTATTAGAGATAGTAAATGATAAATTACCACTGGTATTTGCTATAGTATTTGTAATTACTGTTCCATTTAGGTGTGTTTTTACACCATAGGTACTATTGTATAATGTTGTTGTAATAACTGTGCCGTATGGATTAGTATTGCTTAGTGTAAATGATGCTGTAGCAGCGTTTGCTGGTGGAGTGTATGCGTTTGATACTCTAATAGCATCATAGGCTATACTATTACTATAGAATTTATTAGTGTCATTAACAAAACCACTACGTTGTGTAGTATTTGTTGCACCAGGAGTTAAGTTAGTACGCACAGAATCCTCTACTTTAATCCAACGACGACCGTCATAACGGAATAAACGATTTGGAATATAATCTAATCTTAAATAGAAATCACCTACATTTAGGCTAGAAGGGAATGAAATCCCTGCTTCAACAGTAGCACCATTTGGCGGAACGCCATCGCCTGTTAAGTATCCTTCTATCTTAACTGCAGAAGTAATAGCAACGTTAGGGCCGTTTTCGTCCACTGGTAAGGTGTATAACATACTGGTGTCGTAGCCACTGGCAGGTACATCTTCTTCTGCACGAGTAACTACTGCATCATTAACTTCGATAAGTTTGTTATAGGTACTTAATACTTGACTTAGAGTATCAGTAGTGTTATCACCTGCGATCTGATTAGTAATGTCTTTGTATTCTTGACTATCTACTAGAGGTTGTAGTTTAACACGCCACAGGTGCGGATACCATGTAGGAGCAAATCCTTCTGCCGCACGTGTAGCATCATTGACAACATAATAGCGTTTAAGTGCAACTGATAGGCTATCGTCTAAGGGATAAAAATCTTTTAGGTTAGGTAATTCCATAACATCACCTACCATTAGTTTACGACCCAATGTTTCAACCATGTCATTTAAGTGAAACACAGCAAACATAGTGTCACCAGTTAAGAACAGACCAAATTGAGTTAGATCAAAGTCGTTGTCATTGATACGATAGATAGTACGCATAGTATATACTGATGTATCATACTTGCGATCACGGTTTTCTAAGAATAATAAGT